AGATGGCAGAAAAGAACAGAGAGTACGAGTCTTTAATTGGCAGGGGTGAAGAAGCCTTAATCGGTCAAGTTAAAGAACGTGCCGCATTATCTGTTAACCAAGCAAAAGAACAGTACAGGAAAGCTTACGAGGAAGGAGACACTGATAATGTAGTCGCCGCCCAAGAAGCACTAACAAAAGCAACCGCTGAAGTAACGGAAGCTGGGCGTTATGAGCAAAATTTTGCAGGTCAACAGCAACAACAGAAACAACAACAGCAATACCAGCAACAACTTAGGGCGCAGCAACAACAACAGCAGCAACAACAGCAACAACAGCAACAGGCTGTCCCTAGACCAGACCCAGAGACAGAGGAATGGGCGGCTTCCAATCCTTGGTTTATGGAAGACGGCTACGAAGAGATGACATCTCTTGCCTATGGCAAACATGCATCTCTAGTAAAACAGGGAGTTAAACCAAACTCTCAAGAATATTTTAGACAAATTGACGAAACGGTCAGAAGAGCGTTTCCAGATCATGATTGGCAGGTTGGGAATACCCAACAAGAGCGAACTTCGACTGCTAGTCAACCTTCGATGGTGGTGGCCCCCTCAAGTAGAAATAATGGAGCCAAACCTCGCACAGTGAAGCTTTCGCCAACCCAGCGTACTCTCGCCAAGAAGTTGGGTTTAACTGAACAGCAATATGCTAAATACGTCTAGTCAGGAGAAATTAATGACTACTGAGCGCACCCCAAGAGAAACAAAAGAAAGAGATAACGAAACACGACCCAGTGATTCATGGACTCCTGCTTCTATATTGCCCGATCCTACCCCCCAAGATGGGTGGGTTTTTCGTTGGGTCAGGACGAGTATCATGGGACAAGCTGATGGAACTCATACTTCAAAGATGTTGAGGGAAGGTTGGGAGCCTTGTAAGGCCGACGATCACCCAGAACTGATGTTGCAGTCTGATATTAATTCTAAGTTTGTAGGTAATGTCGAAGTTGGAGGATTGCTATTATGCAAAGCTCCAGCAGAAAAGATGAAGTCAAGGACTGAGCATTTTCAGAAAATGGCTGCTAATCAGATAGAATCTGTCGATAACAATTATCTCCGGGAAAATGACCCTCGTATGCCTTTGCTTACACCAGAAAGAAGTACGAGAACAACATTTGGCAGGAATTAATAATTAATTCCTAAGTTAATAGGAGGCCATCATGGCTATTACTGCAAGTCCATCAGGTGCAGAACCAGTTAACACTCTTAGTGCGTCAGGCTCTTTTTCAGGAAAAGTTCGACATATTAAGATTGCAAGCAACTACAATACCGCTATATTTTACGGCGATTTTGTTAAGTTGGTTGCCTCTGGCACTGTAGAAAAATCAGCCGTCACAACAGCAGTTGTTGCTGGAACTGTCGGTATTTTTATGGGATGCTCATTTACTGATCCCACATCAAGTCAATTGACATTTAGTCAGACCTATCCAGCATCAACTGTTGCTGCGGATATAACGGCTCTTGTCTGCGACGATCCTAAATTGTTATTCCTTATGCAGGGTGACGAGGCTATAGCTCAAACTGGCCTTGGAAACAATGTATCAGCGGTAAACACTGCGGGTTCAACCTCAATCGGTCGAAGCAGGAACGCCTTAGACGGCGGCTCTGTAGCTACGACTAATTCACTTCCGCTTCGTATCGTTGATTTCGTGGATGGCCCAAACAGCACTGTAGGCGATGCCTTCACTGACTGTCTTGTGACCTATCTTCCTTTAAGTCACGCTTACGAAACTAAACTTGGCGTATAAGGAGTAATAGGAAATGGCTATTTCACGCGCACAAATGCTCAAAGAGCTACTCCCCGGCCTTAACGCCTTGTTTGGTCTTGAGTATGAGAAGTATGAAGACGAACACACTCTTATCTATGACACAGAGAGTTCTGATCGTTCTTTTGAAGAAGAAGTAAAACTTAGCGGCTTTGGTGCTGCCCCTGTTAAGCAAGAAGGTTCTGCTATCAATTATGATTCAGCACAAGAAAGCTTTACAGCAAGGTACAACCACGAAACGATTGCTATGGGTTTTGCTATAACTGAGGAAGCAATGGAGGATAATCTTTATGACTCTCTTTCTGCTCGTTATACAAAGTCTTTAGCTCGCGCAATGGCGTACACCAAGCAAGTTAAGTCTGTTAACCCGTTGAACTTCGGTTTCACTGCTACCTTTCAATCAGGTGATGGTGTTAACTTGTTCACAGCAGCCGGTGACGGTGTAGCTGGAGGCGGTGGTCACCCACTCGTTTCAGGCGGCACTAACAGTAACCGTCCTGCTACGGCAGCAGACCTTAACGAAACATCTTTAGAGAATGCGATTATTGATATCTCTGCCTTTACAGATGAACGTGGTCTTTTGATTGCGGCTCGACCTAAGCGTCTAGTTGTTCCACCCGCATTGATGTTTACAGCAGATAGATTGCTGGAAACCACTCAGCGAGTAGGTACAGCGGATAATGACATTAACTCCATACGCAACATGGGTGCTATCCCAGACGGCTATGCTGTTAACCATTACCTGACGGATAACAATGCGTTCTTTATCTTGACGGATATTCCGAACGGCATGAAGCACTTTGAGCGTACTGCGCTTGAAACTTCAATGGATGGTGACTTCGACACTGGAAACGTGCGCTACAAAGCGCGTGAGCGTTACAGCTTCGGCGTATCTGATCCTTTGGGAATCTACGGATCTCCCGGCTCTTCATAGAGCAACCTACAGCCTCCGGTGTAAGCCGGGGGTTGTTTTTTATTCCCTGACTGATGTTTCACATGGAACATTAGACATTAGCCACGACAGGAGAACTTAAATGGCGAATACAACTTTTAACGGCCCCGTCCGTTCCGAAAACGGTTTTGAAACCGTATCTAAAAATGCAGCTACTGGTACGATTACTATTACCAGCGGCAACAAAATGATTAATGAAGCTGCGGGTGGTGCTGGTATAGAAGGCGCAGCAGCAGTTTACGTTACTCAGGTTGAGCGTTTTAAAAGCGATACTGCTACCAACGTAAACATTGTTAAGACTACTATTCTTATTGATCTAACCGGCCTTACAAAAAGTTCTACTGTTGGAGACATTATTGGTAGGGATGGTGCGGGTGTTGCTTACTTTGCGCGTGTTACTACCGCAGACCAAGGTGTAATCTTTGGCATTCAAATGACCTGTCTTGAGGTTCCTTCCGCAGGTAACGGCGATATTGATATCTTCTCTGCTACAGAAGGTACAGGCGTAGAAGATACAGCTATTGGGAGTCTTACAGAGTCTCAGATTACTAACGGCGGTGCATTGGTTGCTGGAAGTATGGTGGCTGGCGGTGCAATAGCCGCTGATCAGTTCCTGTACTTAGTTAACGCACAAGGTGCTGGCGCAGGTACTTATACTGGCGGTAGGCTTCTTATCGAACTTACTGGCTACGATGTAGCTACATAAATGAAGGGGGTAGATTATGTCTTCTGACATTCAATCAACATTTATATCTTCAGCGGTAGCTAATGCAACGGTAATATCGGCAGCGGCAGGTGTAGCTAATAACGCTGCACTTGTGCTGACGGCTAGTCCTTACATCCAAGATGCTGCAAGAAAGATTACCATAACTTCGGCTGGGAATGATTCTGGCATATCGTTTACCGTTGTAGGTATAGACTCGACAAATGTAGCAGTTACTGAGACTGTTGCAGGGATAAACGCTGGAGCAGCTACTAGTGCTAATCACTATAGTTCAGTTACTTCTATTACAGCCGTAGGTGATCCTGCTGGTAATGTAAGCGCAGGCACTTCAAACGATATAAATGCTCCTATATTTAGGGGAAGGTTTCGTTTGAAAGGCATGTATGCAGTGAACACTGCAACCGCTGGAACTGTTACTTTTCGAGAAACTAATACGACAGGCGTTATTCGGTTACAGTTTAATACGCTAGGCTCTGCTTCAAGTTCAGAATATCCTGATATACCAGATGATGGGATATTGTTTCTTGAAGGCGGGTACTTAGATTATTCTGCAGTCCATATGTCTTCTATAACTTTGTTCTATGCATAAGAACTACTAGACGGAAACTAAGCAATGGCCACATCAGGAACTAGAGACTTTGAGCCAGATGTTGCGGAATACATTGAAGAGGCATTTGAAAGATGCGGCTTAGAATTCCGCACAGGTTATGACGGGGTTACCGCAAGGCGATCCCTTAACCTTCTGCTTGCTGATTGGGCAAACAGGGGGCTTAACCAGTGGACTGTTACAAACACAGAAACCATACTGACCGAAGCCGATCAGTTTATTGACTTGTCTAACAGTACAATTGACGTTCTTGATGTTCTTTTAAGAAGAACTTCTGGAAGTACAACTACTGATATAGCAATGCAACAAGTAGGTAGATCTGAGTATTGGAATATTCCAAGCAAGGATACTAAAGCTCGTCCTACCCAGTGGTTTCTAGATAAGCAAATTACCCCTAGATTATATATTTGGCCTGCGTCACAAAACAGTACGGACAAATTAGTTATTAATAGGTTGGTAAGAATTGAAGACGCAAATGCAAGCGTCAATACAACAGACATGCCCTTTAGGTTTTATCCGTGTTTAGCTGCAGGCTTGGCATATTACATTGGGTTGAAAAAAGCGCCAGACAGAGTGTCAATGTTAAAAGGTATTTATGAAGAAGAGTTTCAACGAGCAGCAGACCAAGACGCTGGCACAACTTCTTTAAAAATAACCCCAGGCCTCTTTTCTATTAGGAGAGCCTGATGGCATATGCGGCTGGCAAATATGCTCTTGCCATATGCGATAGATGTGGCTTTGAAAAAAAGTATTCTAAGTTAATAAAAGAATGGACCGGGTTCATGGTCTGTTCCGAATGCTATGAGCCAAAAAGCCCACAGCTAATGACTCCTAGAAATGTCTCAGATCCTGAGGCTTTAAAAAATCCTCGGCCTCCAACAAATGTAGAAGAGCAGCGAGATATTCAATATGGCTTTGACCCAGTTGGGTTTATGGGTGACGAAGCTTTAACGCCAAATCCGTTGCGCGGTAATGGGCAAGTTGGTGAGGTGACAGTAACATGAGCTTTACATATGCAACTTTAAAAACAGCAATTCAAAATTACTGTGAAACAACAGAAGCTACTTTTGTATCTACGCTTCCCACCTTTGTAAAAGAAGCAGAAGAAAGAATACTAAAGAATGTTGAAATGCCCGTATTCAGAAAAAATCA